TGAATAAAAAGGCATGGCGACATTTCATAATAAATATGAAAGGTGGCGAGATAATTCTAGCGATTAAATACGATAAGCCGCTTGTGCTTATACGTCAGGCAATAAAGAAGCTAGGAGGACTTGAGGTACTAGCCGATAAGAGGCCCTGGGTGTTTGACTATTTAAGGAAGATTCCGCTGCAAGGATATACAAAATGACAAATCGAAAAACCAAAAAAAGCGAAAAGCCAAAAAGAAAGCGTAAAAAACAGGAACGCTATCCTTGGCGTGAGATTAGGGAGAAGTACGTTCAGGAGGAGGGTACGACCTACGAAGACCTGATAAGGATATATGGTGTTTCCGAACGCCAGATAATCCGAAGATCGAAAACGGAAAATTGGAAGGCAAGGCGTGAAGCCTATGTCAGAAAAGTGTCAGGAAAGAGTCAGGAAAAAACGGCTGAAAAGCAAGCCGATGAGATCGCTCGCACCATCAAGATTGCCAATATGCAGGATGTCATCAACGGGGTTTTCACCTCCGAGATACAGGGGGAGATCGCGGCTGCGCAGAAAGTGGTAGATAAGGATGAGCGACTTGAAAGGCTCCTAGAAATAATGTCCCGTAAAGAAGTGCGGAAGATGCTCGGATCAGATGCGCTAGACAGGCTGGCCCGGTTGAAGAAATACCTGCGGGGGGAGCCGGATTCCATAAAGAAGTTTATTAGCGATACAGAAGCCGCAGCGGTTTGCGAGGCATTGGCGAATGTGAGAGGAAAGAAAGAATGAACGAGGAGGAGAAAATAGAGGCGGCGAAGATGTCGAGGCCGAAGGACCCGGATCATCTACACAACTTCGTGAGAGCGTTCTACGGGAAGACGATACCTCGGGAGCCAATATGCGACGGCCATGACGCCCCGTTTGATTACCTCGTTGGATCGTTCTTCACTGAGGAGGACCGGGCGAAGTGGAGCGAGGCTGACAGGAAGCGGTACAAGGTACACCGGCACTGTATTGTCCATGCAGGAAGAGGCTGCTCGAAGACGGTTGAGGGAGGCATATCAGCTCATCTCGACAGCGTCCATCTGCCGAAATGCGGCACGAAGATCCTCGGAGGAAGTCAGCGGCAATCGGACAGAATGCATGAGGAGACGAAGGAGTATAGCTCAGGCGAGTTCAGGCCAGCGGTGGTTGGCGATGCGACAGCATACAAGACGCAATTCGTGAACGGCAGCCAGATCGAGATCCTCGTACAGAGCGAGACGTCCGTGAGAGGCCCGCATGTCCAGAAGTCGAAGTTGGATGAAGTAGACCTATTCAAGCCCTCGATCCACAAGTCTGCCTTCGGGATACATCAGGCTATGAATGGGATTGAGGCATCGTTGGAGGAGTTCTCGACGGCCCACGTTCCCCAGGGGCTCATGCAAAGAAGGCTGAAAGAGAAGAAGAATGATCCCGACACGCACATATACACATGGTGTGTCTGGGAGGTTGTCAAGAAATGCCCCCACTGTTGCACACGGAAAAATCCATATAAGAAATGCTACGACATGGTGAAATACGACGCCAACAACATGCCGCATCGGTTCTCAGATGTTTGCGGGGGCAAGGCGAAGCTGGCCGACGGGTACTTCGACATACAGGACGTATGGAACAGGTTCAAGGACTGGAGCTGGGAGACGTTCGCTTGTGAGATGCTATGCGAGATGCCGAAGAGGGAAATCTCAATATATAAGATGCTTTCCCCCATATACCACAAGATGCCATTTTGGGACGGATGGAGGAAGGGTGGTTGGCAACTGCTGCTGGGATTCGACGGGGGATACAATCAACCGTGGGCCGTGTGGGCCATAGTGGGGAAGGTGTATCCTGACGACGAGTTCGACACAATGATATTCCTACACAACCTTCCGAACGCAGAGAATCAGGCGCGGGACCTCACTTCTTCGTCATTTGCGGATAAGATCGTGAATGAGCATAAAAGACTAAACTTGCCACTCGCCCTAGCGGGATTCACGGGATCGGCAGGACCGGATAAGGAGTTGGTAGGAGAACTCAACAAGCGGAGAAGGAAGCTGTTTCTGCCGTCCTCGGGGTTCAGAGAGGGAAGGCCGTGCATAATGGTGACAGACACGCTGGATGCTCGCTATGAGGCGGTAAGATCGATGCTTGGGCTCAGACCGGGCCCAGAAGGCAGTCCGAGACCCGGGATGGCGTTTATGTCAGGGGCGCAATGGACATACGAGTCGATGGAAGGGCTTGAGAGCGAGACGACACCTGACGGGATACCCAAAGATCGGCAGAAGAAGAATCCAGCCTGCGGGACGGAAGGGGATCACGGGGCGGATGCAGCAGGATACGCCACACTCGGCTGGAAGCGGATGAGGAAGATACTGCTGGAATCTCTCGCGAGGAAGGGCGGCAGCTGGATCGCGGGATCGGGATGAAGAAGATAGAACCGATAGTAGCCGTGAGTCCTGACTGCCATAGGGAGTATCTAAGGCTTTTGGAAAAAGCAGGGGAAATAGTTATAGAAAGGGATCATTATGCTCTGTGCACATGTACATGCCACAGAGATGACGGAGCTTTATGTATGGCACCGTATTGCTGTGAGAGTCATTGGAGAATGAAAAAAAATAAATGAGGAGAGATGAAATGACTAAGCAAGGAAACGGAATAATAAACGTACCGGAGTTGAGACGGGCAGCCACCAAGGTCGTAGCCCTGGCGCTGGATACGAAGATAGGACCGAGCAGGGGGGCGTTCGGGGACCCGTTCGAGAGCATGAGCATCTCGGGTATAATCCCCCCGCCGATAAACCCCCAATACTATTGCCAGATGGCGCGGATGTCGAACGTACTGCCGCAGCTTTTCAAGGCACTGGAAGTGGGGATCGAGAGCTATGGCCACAGCTATGAATGCTTCTTGAAGACCGAGGAGGAGAAGAAGCTAGCTTGGGATCTTGTTAAGGACGAGAAAGATGTGGAAGGCAAGAAGACGATTACCGCGGAAAACATCGATGAGCTGCTCGACCAGGAGAAAGAAAGGCTCGAATGGGTGTTCGACTACTTCAACCCGTTCGAGAGCTTCGTGGATATAAGGAAGAAGGACAGGGCCGATAAGGAAACGATCGGCTGGTGGACGATGGAGATACAGAGGGATGACGTCAGAAGGATATCAGGAGGAGGCCATCTCCCGGCCTACCAGATGAGGCTCATGAAGATGGACGAGGATCCGATATATGTGAAGATTAAAAAGCTGAACCGTAAGTGGCAATGGAGCGAGGTTGAGCAGGCGGTCTATTTCAGGCGGTTTGTTCAAGTTATAGGGAACACGAAAAGGTATTTCAAGCAGTTTGGCGATCCGAGGGACTACAGCTGGAAAACAGGTAAACCAATCAGTCATCCGACACCGGAGAATGAGGCGACGGAGGTGATCTATTGCGGCAATTACGTTGCCGGGACCCCATACGGGATGCCGGATTGGTCGGGGCAGATGGCGAACGTTGGGGGGAGTTAAGAGTGAGCTGGGCAATTTCCGTTTCTTTGCGAATAACATGATCCCCGCGATACTGATGCTAGTCATGGGAGGAGCGGAGGTGCAGGAGGGGGACATCAACAGCATACTAAGTGAATTCGAGAAGGTGAAGGGCGACGAGAGCAACTCCAAGCTTCTGGTGGTACAGATTCCTTCTGGGGTAAGCCAGATGACCACGGAGGGGAAGATCGACAGCCCGAAGGTAAAGCTTGAAGTGTTAAGGCAGGCCCAGAAGCAGGATGCAACGTTCGGGAAGTACGACGAGGCTAACCGGATGAAGCTGATGAGCGCGAAGAGGGTACCTAAACTATTGTTGGGCGAGACGAAAGATTTCAACAGGGCGACTGCTGCTGCGGCACTTGAGATGTTCGAGCGGAATGTTTGCCGGCCTGAAAGGAATCAGTTCGACTTCCTCATGAACAGGCTAATCCTGACGGATATGGGAATACGGTTTCATAAGTTCGTTTCTAACGGTCCAGACCTGAGCGATTCTGGGGAGATAGCGAAGGTAATTGACGTCGTGGCGAAACACGGTGGAATGACATTTGGCGCCAT